ATGCTGGATTGAACATATCAAAATCAGGCAATTACACAAATCTATGTACAGGCTCATAGCTTTTTCTTGTGCTCCTTAAGGAATTTCTCAAGAGCAAACGCACAGGGGGCGAATCTTTCTGATTCATGCTCATGCGCTATCTTTTTGCGCTGTCCTTTCCGTGTTTGTGGTGGTGTTTTTTTTAACTCTTTATCGTTCATGGTAAGCACCTGCATAGCAATGCGCCGTAGTTACTCTCACCACGGCGCTGGTGATGGTTACTCCTGCTCTTTGGCCTTGCGGCGCTGGCGGCGTTTGATCTCGCCACGCATGGCTGCGCTTATAAACTGCCCTGTACTTTCGCCTTCTTCTTTCACTTTTTCCATGCCTTCAATAATTTCATGGGCAATACGTGCAGTTACAGATTGTGATTTTGCATTCTTTGGACCTGTTGCCATGTCTAACTCCTTATGTTTTTGGTGTAAGACAATATACACGAAAAAAAATTATTTTGAAGGATTGACGTGTAAGACACTGCTGCTTTACATTGTGTCTTACACCTTGTTTATGCAAGGTGCAGAAACGACGAAACCCCGCACTGTTGGAGCAGTAACGGGGCTTCTAACCACCAACGATAGCGAAAGTATCGAGGTAGCTATGTTAAATCATACCACACACCCGAAAGGGCGGGACTCGCACAACCTGAATAAATACATCTGGCGTTTTATCGCCCTGAGCACGGCTAAGCCGCGCGTGATTACCATTGAGGCCACCAGCGAACAGGAAGCCCGCCAGCAATCCCCGGCCGGCTGCGTGATGGTATTTACTGCCCGTATTCGTCAGGAGGTACGCCATGTGTAATAACACCCGTCCGGACGCAGCCGCCGAAGCCATCAGAACGCTGATGCACGCGCTGATTGATATTTCTGTTATCGCAGACAAGGCGCATAAGCACGCCACCAGCGAAACAGAATATGCCGGGGCTTTCGTTCCTCACTCACTGGCTGTCATGCAATTTAGTGCTGATACGGCGCTGAATGAGGCAAAAGCCATCCTGATTGCTGATTGTGAAAATGGCGGGGGCGATTATGCGAAATAAACATGATATTGAAGACCTGGCATTTGAAGCCCTGCACTCTGCGAAAAAAATCAGGGAAGTCGTCAATATGTGGATGAACAGCCTTAGCACCGATAAATCCGATAGCAGAGAAGAAATTCTTATTTCTTTGTTGTTAGACCTGGCAAATACACAGGTTTCTCTGACATCTGATATTGAGCTCGCCGCTAAAAAGCTGCCTCTGGAGTAAAAAACATGAAAAAGAAAAATTCTGGCTTTACTGCCAGCGGCCCCGCTCGGCCTGAAATCCGCCCCGGCGATATTTTCCAGGATAAATACGGCAGCACGATAACGATCAAAACCGTCGATGATTTTCGTGTGACCTATATCCGCGAAGGTTATGCGCATCCCTGCGTGTCGTCACATATGCGCTTTGACAGGGAGTTCACCTTGGTAAGTAAAGCACCACCAGCAGAATTAAGCGACATCGACAGAATCATGCGCGTTACAGGAATGGAACGCATTAAGGCAGTACGTGAAATTATTCGTGAACGGGGAAAGGCAAAATGAAGCGCGCACCAAACTTAAAGCACCAGCCAGCCGACAAAATGACGGAGGTTATCATCTTTGCGGGTAGTGATGCGTGGAGCCATGCGAAAGAGTGGCAGGAATGGGCAGGTAAGCATATTGCCGCCGACAATGTGCCGCCTGTCGTTCTGTCAGATGAACACCTGAAAGATATTACCGGTTATCAAATTATTGATGATAGCCGTCAGTGTGTGCGTGTTTACCGCGCAGGGCACATCACTGAACGTAGCCTTACACAGATCGTCACGTTGCTGGCTGTGGCTGGCGTGAAGACCGTATACGAATACGCGGGGATAACTGACATCAGCCCGGCGGATTTATCCGACCAGTTGCCTCGCCTCAAAGACGAATACGAGCGCGGGGAAAGTCTGGTGTTGCCCTTAAAGAAAAAAATCACAGAAATCCAGGGCGATGATGAATTAAAGCCCCGCGTTGAAAGTCGCGCCGATGGTGTTTTCTGGGTAACGCCAAAAGTGGATAAGCAGTCAGGCGAAATTATCCGGCCTGAGACGTGGTTATGTTCCCCGCTTGAACTACTGGGAACGGGGACAATCGGTAAAGAGCATTACCGCGTGATGCGCTGGAAAAAATTAGCAAACCATGAAGTCATCACAATGGCGGTTCCGTGCGGTGGCATTGGCGACCGTGACGGCTGGCGGTTGCTGAAAGACCACGGACTGAACGTAACAACCAACGGTAAATACAGGGCTATCCTGGCTGACTGGATGCAGTTAAGCGGAAGCCATGAGGAATGGCAGTTAAGCACAACAACGGGCTGGCATTTTGGCGCGTACATCATGCCGGACGGTTCGGTCATTGGTGATTGCGAAAAGCCAGTCCTGTTTACCGGAAAAACGGCTGCTGTTAATGGCTATTCCGTGGCAGGAACGGCGGAGGGCTGGCGCGATACCGTTGCGCGGCTGGCTGGTGGTAATCCGTCCATGATGCTGGGTGTGGCGGTATCGTTATCCGCACCATTAATCGGGCTGGTGGGCGCTGACGGCTTCGGGGTACATCTTTTCGAACAGTCATCGGCAGGGAAAACCACCACACAGAACATCGCATCAAGTTTATGGGGAGAGCCGGACGCGCAGCGGCTGACCTGGTACGGCACAGCGTTAGGTATCGCCAACGAAGCAGAGGCACACAATGACGGGCTTTTACCCCTGGATGAAATAGGCCAGGCCGGAAACGCGCGGGAGGTGTCCACGTCAGCCTATACGCTGTTTAACGGTTCGGGGAAATTACAGGGGGCGAAGGACGGCGGCAACAGGGAGATCAAACACTGGCGCACGGTGGCAATCAGCACCGGAGAAATGGACGTTGAGACATTCCTCAAAACGGAGGGGATAAAAGTCAAAGCGGGGCAGCTTGTCCGCCTGCTTAACGTTCCGATGGAAAAAGCCACGCAATTTCACGAATACAGCACCGGAAAGGCGCACGCAGACGCGTTAAAGGATGCCTGGACAGAAAATCACGGGGCGGCGGGTCGTGAGTGGGTTAAATGGCTGGCAGAACACCAGCAGGAGGCAAAGGACACGGTAAGGACATGCCGTGAGCGGTGGCGCAACCTGATACCGGAGAGCTACGGCGAACAGGTTCACCGTGTGGGGGAGCGATTTGCCATACTGGAGGCCGCGCTTGTGCTTTCAGGTCATGTTACTGGCTGGGATGAGCAGGAATGCCGCGATGCCATACAGCATAATTTTAATGCCTGGGTGAAGGAGTTCGGCACGGGTAACAGGGAATTTAAACAGATGGTTGAACAGGCAGAAGCTTTTTTAGCGTCGTTCGGATTCAGCAGATACCTTCCGTGGCCCAATACCGACGAGCGTGATTTACCGATTAAAGAACTTGCCGGATACAGAAAGGGGAGTATCAGAAACGAAGATGACGAGTTCCGTTTTTACACGTTCCCGCATGTATTTGAGGGTGAGATAGCACAGGGATTTAATCCGTCTCACTTTGCCCGCGCGTTGAGTGCTGCCGGAATGCTGGAAGCGGGTAACGATCGCCGTTACAAGAAAAAGGCGCTCGGCAAAATTGGGGGGAAGCAGCATGTTTTTTACGTGCTGATGTTCCAGCCTGAGGCAGAAGATTAACCCCCTGTGTGAGGTGAAAAGTTGCGGGTTATGCGGGTTATCATGTATATAAGTGCATTAACTGTATGAATAAAAAGGAAATCAATAACCCGCACGTAACCCGCAAAACGGCAGTTATAACCCGCAAAAGTGCGATTATAACCCGTAGAATTTCACCGTAAGGGTGTAAACAAGCGTAACCATCAACGTTAAAACCGGAGAGCAGACAGCATGACAGCACAGATAGCGGCTTACGGGCGGCTGGTGGCTGACCCGCAGTTAAAGACCACCAGCAAGGGAACACAAATGGCGATGGCGAGTATGGCGGTTCCCCTGCCATGCAGCCAGGCAGATGACGGAACGGCGACGATGTGGTTATCCGTCCTGGCGTTTGGCAGACAGGCCGACGCACTGGCAAAACACCGCAAAGGCGAACTGGTGAACGTGGCGGGTAACATGCAGGTAAGCCAGTGGACAGGGCAGAACGGCGAAACGCGGCAGGGCTGGCAGGTCATCGCAGACAGCGTAATCAGTGCGAGAACGGCGCGACCGGGCGGCAAAAAAGGCCAACAGGGGCAGGCCACTGACGCACTGAACAGGGCAAAACAACAGACAGGCCAGCACGATGACCTGTACGGGGATAACATACCGTTTTAATTCACAACAGCGAACAGAGTAATTACAGGGGAAGGCATGACAAAGCTGACCATTAACCGAAAACCGAAAGGCATTTACGGCACGCCGCAGAAAACGACGCAGGCGGCGCAAGAGCGGGATAAAACCACATCGGCGCATAAAGTGATACCCGGCAATCAGAACGCACAGCAGAGCCGCAAAGGGCAGCCCACAGGGGTGACACCGTGGCGGCATATGACCAAACGCCAGCGCAAAAACCGCAGGCGCGTTAACCGCCTCACTGAGATGTGGCCTGACTTATTCAACAGGGAAGCACCGAAGCCGCTTAAGGTGGGGATATTCGACGACCTGATGCAGGATCTCGCCGTCAGGGGGCTGGCATTCGGGCCGGGGGCATTACGTGCGACGCTGGCATCTTATGCGCAGTCTCCGCGCTATTACCGCGCCCTGGTTGCTGGTGGGGTACGATACGACCTGAAAGGCCAGCCATGTGGGGAAGTGACACCACAGGAACAGCAGGAGGCAGAAACGCGGCTGATGGCGCTGAATGAGAAGCACAAGCGCCAGCGCCGGGCAGCAAAGGGGGATACATGCCAGTGACATTTGAAGAAGTCCAGCAACATAAAAAGTTTCATGGTTTTGATGATCTGGAAACCACGACAGCAAAAAAATATCGCCGTCTGCTTTCTTCCGATGCGTTGTTTGTTGTGGATCATCATGATTTTCTGCGCAGCTCACTGACCGGGGAAATTTTCGCAACCAATCGTGAGCAGGTGGAAGCGATGATCGAATATCTGTGGAAAATAAGACGCAGAATGCGGGATCCAGTGAAACAATAAAGCGATAAAGGCCTGGATTTTCTCCAGGTCTTTTTTTCAGGTTTTGTAAATTATTTGTTCGTGGTTGTTCCAGGTTGTTCGGTGATTCTGGCTGATGTTTACATACTGATTTTTATGTATATGTTGGCGTGTGGCACTCAGACGTGAGCCGCCACAATGCCGCCTGACCCCCTGCGCGATGCCGGGTTGATCTGCGAGATGCCGAGAGTGTCGGGCGGCGCTCCCTCCGTGTTGGTTTCACGTCCTGAATCTTAACCAATACGAGAAAACCTTCATGAAGAAATTAATCGAACTCCGCCAGCAAAAAACCGCCCTGAAAAACCAGATGCGATCCCTGCTGGAAAAAGCCGACAGTGAAAACCGCAGCCTGAACGATGACGAGGGCAAACAGTTTGATGAACTGCGTGCAAAAGCCGATTCCCTCGACACAGAAATTTACCGCCTCGAGTCTGTGGCTGATGAAGAACGCAGCAAGCCAGGAACGGGCATCCAGAAATTATCATCTGATGAATTGCGTAACTACATCGTAACCGGAGATGTGCGATCACTGTCCACCAGCACTGACAGCGGCAGGGATGGCGGATATACCGTAATTCCTGAGCTTGATCGCGAAGTCATGCGCCAGCTACAGGATGACAGTGTTATGCGCGTGATCGCGACCGTGAAGACCGCAAAATCAAATGAGTTTCAGAAACTGGTTTCCACTGGCGGCGCAACTGTAGGACGAGGCACAGAAGGCAGCGCACGTAGTGAAACCAACACCCCGAAAATTGAACGTGTAACCATCAAGCTGAATCAGATCTACGCCTACCCGAAAACCACGCAGGAAATCCTGGATTTTTCAGAGGTGGATATTTTGGGCTGGTTATCCTCCGAAATTGCCGACACGTTCGCCAGCACCGAAGAGGATGATTTTGTTAATGGCGACGGTAACGGCAAGCCGAAAGGCTTCATGGCTTACACCCGTGCGGCGACCAGTGACAAAACCCGCGCTTTTGGCACCATTGAAAAAGTGGTAGCGGCAAGTGGAACCGCCATTACAGCGGACGAACTGATCGACATTCTCTACAAGCTGAAAGCGAAATACCGCAAAAATGCCGTCTGGGTGATGAACTCGGGCACGGCAGGGACACTACAGAAGCTGAAAAATGAGAATGGCGATTATATCTGGCGCGACAGCCTTAAAGAAGGTGCGCCGGATATGTTGCTTGGTCGTCCTGTTTTCTGCCTGGAGTCCATGCCGGACATCGGCGCAGGAAAAGCACCGCTAGCGGTTGGCGATTTCAGTCGTGGTTATTTCATCGTTGATCATGTAACAGGGATTCGCACCCGACCGGACAACATTACTGAACCCGGATTCTACAAGGTCCACACGGATAAATATCTGGGCGGTGGTGTGGTGGATTCAAACGCCATCAAAATTCTGGAAATGAAAGCTGGCTAGTCATGAGTAAGGAGGAGGCTGCGGCCTCCTTTTTCAGCTTTATGGAGTACACCGATGAAAAACACCGATTTTGAAATCCGCACATCTGAACTGACCGCCAGCAATAAAAAGCTGGTGGGGTATGCCGTTCGCTGGAACAGCCTTTCAGAAATTATCTGGGACGAATTCCGCGAACAGTTCACGCCGGGGGCTTTTGCTGACTATCTGGCGGCGGGTAATGATGTGCGCTGCCTGTATGAGCATGACTATACCCAACTGCTGGGGCGCACCAAATCCGGCACTCTGGTACTGACTGAGGACAACACCGGGCTACGTTTTGAACTGACACCGCCTGATACCCAGCTTGGAAAAGATGTGCTTACGCTGGTGGAGCGTGGCGACATTACAGGGATGAGCTTTGGCTTTCGCGCATTATGCGAAGAGTGGAATATCGCGCAAAAACCGTATCTGCGTACTGTTACCGCTGCAGAACTCAGGGAAATCACGATCACGTCGATGCCTGCTTATCCCGAATCTGGCGTGGAGATTGCCCACCGTTCGTTGTTTGCACAGCACCCTGAATTACGCCCGGCAGGAAATAATCGTCATCGCTGGGCAGAGCTGGCGGGGTTGTGATATGTGGTGGCCTTTTAGTCGTAAAAAAAGCGAGCAACGTAACCTGTCCATTGATGATTTTCTGGTGCTGTCCGGCGTACCGAATACCGGATCCGGAGAATATGTTTCTGCCGGGACGGCTGAATCATTGCCCGCAGTGATGAACGCGGTTTCCGTCATCGCTGAGGCGGTGGCCACGATGCCGTGTTATCTGTATCTGGTACGTAATGACAAGGGCAGGGAGGCGCGGGAATGGCTGGACAGTCATCCGGTAGATATTCTGCTGAATGAGCAGCCTAATTCGTGCCAGACACCTTACCAGTTTAAACGCACAATGATGCGTCACTGCCTGCTGAACGGTAACGCCTATGCGGTTATTGAATGGGGGCGGGACGGTCAGCCAAAATCACTTCATCCTTATGCGCCGGGGTGTGTTGTACCGGAACGCACAGGCGCACACAAATACCGCTATACCATCACCGAACCCTGTACAGGAACGGTGCGCACGTATTTACAGGAAGAAGTTCTGCATCTCCGCTATGCCTCGGATGATGGCTTTCTGGGACGCTCCCCCATCACGATTTGCCGTGAGGCGCTGGGGCTTGGCCTTGCTCAACAGCGTCACGGAGCCAGCATTATGAAAGATGGCATGATGGCGGCAGGGATTATCACGTCAGGCGAATGGCTGGACGGCGTGAAAGGTAAACAGGCATTAGACGCACTGGAACGCTACAAGGGGGCGAAAAATGCCGGAAAAACGCCAATCCTTGAAGGGGGCATGGATTACAAGCAACTGGGGATGAGTAACCAGGATGCGGAATGGCTGGCCTCCCGTCGCTTCTCCATTGAAGACATCGCCCGGATGTTCAACGTGTCGCCGATTTTTCTGCAGGAATACAGCAACAGCACCTACAGCAATTTCAGTGAGGCAAGCCGCGCGTTTCTGACTATGACAATGCGTCCGTGGCTGGCGAACTTCGAACAGCAAATCAAGGCCGCTTTGCTGGTGGCTTCTCCCGTACCTGGTACCCGTTATCTGGTTGAGTTTGATTCAGCCGATTTACTGCGCGCCACACCTACTGAACGTTACGCCACGTATGAGAAAGGGATTAAGAACGGGATCATGAATCCGAACGAAGCCCGTGAGCGTGAGGGAATGCCGCCGCGTGAAGGTGGCGACGAGTTCAGCCAGGCATGGAAGCAGACTGTGGAAATTAAAGGTGAAAAAGATGAGTGAAGACAAAATTACACCTGATGAAGTCAGGGCACATCTTCGCCTTGATGACTTTTCCGGAGAAGGCGAACTTCTGAAAATGTATACCGATGCGGCGCTGGAAGCCTGCCAGAAGCATATCGGGAAACGTTTTGAAGACGGGCTGGAATTTACCCCGGCAATACGTGTTGGTTGCCTGATGTACATCGCTTTCCTGTACGAGAACAGGGAAGCGGTTTCACCTGTGGAGCAGTCTGAACTGCCTATGGCTATTTCTGCGCTCTGGTCGGTTTATCGTGATGTGGGGGTGTACTGATGCCGTGGCAACCATTAAGGCGCTGCACTGAGCCGGGCTGTAATAAGCGCGTGAAGTCCGGAAAGTGTGAAGAGCACAGGCGGGCTGCATGGCGTGCAGAGGATGCCAGACGGGGACACCGCCGCGCGCGCGGGTATTCCCGACAGTGGGACAAATACCGCGCCCTGTACCTGAGCAAAAACCCGTTATGCGTGCGTTGTCTGGCTAAGGGGATTTATACGCCAGCTCTTGTGGTGGATCACATCATTCCCATCAATGGCGGCGGTGATGTTCTCTTCTGGCCTGAGTGGAATCACCAGGCATTGTGCCAGACGTGCCACAACCGTAAGACGACACGGGAAGATCCAGCCACGAAAGCGAACCGTAAGGCGGGCATGTATCGCGAGCAGGAAGAACGGGCGGCACACCGTAACGACTGGATGTATGGCGATGATGACTGAACAGGAGCAAAACAGGCTGATACGTGGACTGATAAGGCAGCGTGACTTATGGAAGACACAGGAGACAGGGCACAAAGCCAACAGGACAGGGCGCACAGAACGCACCACAGCGAAGCAATTAACCGACCGTGACCGCGAGGTCATGGAATGTTTTCGCAATCGCTGGTGAGGCCGTCAGAGGGGGTGGGGGAGGTTTTCAGGACAAAACCGTCCCTGCCGGACACCGACCGCCTCCTCAAATTTTTGTGCACGGGAATTTTTTTGAAAATAATTGGGCGAAAAAAGAACATGGCAAGACCACCAAAAGCCCCCGCTTACCTGGATGAAATCGCGGTCAGGCAGTGGAAGGAAAAATCGCGCCAGCTTTCCGGGCGGGAAGACCTTACCCCCGCCGACTGGAGCAATCTGGAACTGTATTGCGTTAACTACTCCATATACCGCAAAGCCGTCGAAGACCTTGCGACGCGCGGCTTCAGCATTGTTAACAGTCAGGGCAGCGAGAGCAGAAACCCCGCCCTGAGCGCAAAGGCTGACGCGGAAAGAATAATGATCAAAATGGCTTCTTTGCTGGGTTTTGACCCGGTAAGCCGCCGCAGAAATCCACCGGAAACAGAGGAGGAGGACGAGCTTGACCGCCTGGCATGAGTACGCAGAAGGCGTAAAAAACGGCAAAATTACGGCCTGTAAACGACTGAAACAGGCCGTTAAACGATATTTTTCTGACCTCGAAAACCCCCTTTACACGTTCGATCAGGAGGTCGTGGAGCGGTTTATTGCCTTTTCCAGGGTGTGTCCGCACGTAAAAGGCGCAATGCGCGGTAGCCCCATTGAACTGGAGCCGTGGCAGCAGTTCGCCTTTTCCTGCATCCTGGGCTTTAAGGTTAAGGCCACCGGACGGCGCAAATACACCAGCGCATTCATTGAAGTACCGCGAAAAAATGCCAAATCCACGGTCGCCGCTATCCTAGCTAACTGGTTTCTGGTTATGGAAAACGGGCAGCAGGATATTTACACCGCCGCCGTGAGTCGTGATCAGGCGCGGATCGTGTTTGATGATGCGCGTCAGATGTGCCTTTTATCCCGACCGTTACGAAAGCGGGTAAATATTCAGGCGCACAAGGTGATACACCCGAAAACCAACAGCCTGTTAACGCCACTGGCAGCAAAAGCGGCAACCATTGAGGGGAAAAACCCGAGTCTTGCCATTGTGGATGAATATCACCTGCACCCTGACAACGGGGTTTATTCCGCGCTTGAACTGGGAATGGGGGCGCGTCCAGAGGGGGTATTATTTGCCATCACCACATCGGGGAGCAACGTTGTTTCAGCCTGTAAACAACACTACGACTATTGCTGCCAGATACTGGATGGTGAAGAGGTGAACGAATCCATGTTCGTGCTGATTTACGAGCTGGATGATGAAAGCGAGGTTGACGATCCGGCGATGTGGATAAAGGCGAATCCCAATATCGATGTTTCCGTCGATCGTGAAAAACTGGCCTCAACCATCCAGAAAGCGCGGGGTATTCCGTCGCAGTGGGTGGAAATGCTCACCAAGCGATTCAATATCTGGTGTCAGGGGGCTACGCCGTGGATGGGTAACGGTGCATGGGCGGAGTGTGCCGGAACGTTCGCGGAGGCGGATTTATACGGGCAGGAGTGCTACGCGGGGCTGGACTTATCATCAACCAGCGATATTTCCAGCGTGTGCTATGCCTTCCCGGTCGGTAAAAAGATTATGCTGGTTTCCCGTCACTATCTGCCGGAATTTCAGCTACAGAATCCCGCCAATAAAAACCGCGCCATCTATCGCCAGTGGGTAAAGGCGGGCTGGATACGCACAACACCGGGTGACTGCATTGATTATGACCGTATCCGTGATGACATCATGGCGGATGCAGAGAATTTCAATATCAGGCTGGTGGGCTTCGATACATGGAACGCCACGCACCTGAGGACGCAGCTACAGGGAGCAGGATTTGAGGTGGAGCCGTTCCCGCAAACATATCTTCGTTTCAGTCCGGCGGCGAAATCGTTCGAAGTTTTTGTTAACCGGAAGGTGATTGTGCATCGTGGTGATCCGGTGTTGGCCTGGTCAATGAGTAATGTTGTGATGCAGAGTGACGCGAACGCCAATATCAAGCCGAACAAGAAAAAATCATCCAACAAGATAGACCCGAGCGTTGCGGCGCTGATGGCGTTTGGCACATTCCAGGCAGAGCATGAGGAATTTGCATTCGATATGAGCGACAGCCACAAAGAGCGGCTTGCGGCGTTTGATGGTGTGTAACGGAATGGATGAGAGAGGACAATGCTCATTTAATGGAATAAATTTTCAGTATTACCAGCGCCCACTTTCAGGGATGTTTTTGCGGGTTATTTGAGGGGTGTTTGCGGGTTATTTTGAATGTCTTGCGGGTTATATTCTGGCTGATATTTAAATACGTTGTTTTTTTAACTTATTGATATTAAAGAGTAAAAATGCTTAGCACGCGAAGATAACCCGCTAACCCGCATAACCCGCGCTGTTTTGTATATATATACGAAAAATTGCATTCAGGGGGGATCGAAATTTCTACTGCCTCTTATCTCTTTGAGTGCTCACCTCGTCAGATTGTTACACACAAGAAATAAAAAATTCTTCGCGATGGTAGGTCGAATCACTGTATCAAAAAACGGTGTGTATCAGCATTAAAACAATACAGATACGTGTATTGCGCTGTGTATTGCTTGATGATTTATAAAGACTGTTTTTTCATGTTAAACGATTGATATACAGGTGATTTTAAAAAACTTGAAATATTCTTACCAAACACATGAATGTGTGGGTAACAGCAGAGTCTGCCTGGATGGACATGATTAAGTGGGAGAAGTGCGAATACATTGCCCCACGACATGAGCTGAAAACGTATCCCATGTGGGTCGGCGTTGACCTTGCTCATAAGATTGATATCTGTGCGGCGGCAAAACTCTGGCGAACGGATAACGGGCATGTTCATGCCGATTTTAAATTCTGGCTTCCGGAAGGACGGCTGGAACGATGCTCGCGGCAGCAGGCAGAACTTTACCGGAAGTGGGCGGAGATGGATAAGCTGATTCTGACGGATGGTGATGTTATCGATCATGCTCAGATAAAAAGTGACTTACTGGAATGGATTGGTGGTGAAAACCTCAGGGAACTGGGATTTGACCCGTGGAGCGCGATGCAGTTCAGCCTGGCACTGGCTGAAGAAGGGATACCGCTGGTGGAGGTTCCGCAGACGGTTCGCAATCTGTCAGAGGCCATGAAGGAAACGGAATCACTGGTCTATGCCGGGCGTTTCCATCACAGCAATCATCCGGTCATGAACTGGATGATGTCTAACGTTACGGTAAAACCGGACAAAAACGACAACATCTTCCCGAATAAATCCACGCCGGAAGCCAAAATCGACGGCCCTGTTGCGATGTTTACAGCAATGAGCCGGATGCTGGTCAATGGTGGTGAACCGGAGCCGGATCTGTCTGAACATCTGGTCAGCGTGGGCATCCGCTCGCTTTAACCGAGGTCATTATGTTTCTGATAATTCTCGCGCCACTGGTGGGCGTGCTGGGGGCGCTTTTGCTGGCGTATGGTGCCTGGCTGATTTATCCCCCGGCGGGTTTTGTTGTTGCCGGGGTGCTGTGCCTGTTCTGGTCGTGGTTGGTGGCGCGATATCTCGACCGTACACAGCCGTCTGTCGGCGGAGGTAAATAGTGTTCTTTTCGGGATTATTTCAACGAAAAAGTGACGCGCCGGTGACCACGCCAGCAGAGCTGGCGGATGCTATCGGGCTGTCATATGACACCTATACCGGAAAGCAGATCAGCAGCCAGCGGGCCATGCGACTGACGGCGGTTTTTTCCTGCGTCAGGGTGTTGGCAGAGTCGGTCGGGATGTTGCCCTGCAATCTGTATCACCTGAACGGCAGCCTGAAACAGAGAGCCACCGACGAACGTCTGCATAAGCTGATCTCCACGCATCCCAATGGCTATATGACGCCGCAGGAGTTCTGGGAGCTGGTGGTCACCTGTCTGTGCCTGCGGGGAAACTTTTACGCCTACAAAGTGAAAGCATTTGGCGAAGTGGCTGAACTGCTGCCCGTCGATCCCGGCTGTGTGGTACCGAAGCTTAACAGTAGCTGGGAACCGGTCTATCAGGTCACATTCCCGGACGGCTCCACGGATGTGCTGACCCAGGAGGATATCTGGCATGTGCGCACGCTGACGCTGGACGGTCTGGTGGGACTGAATCCCATCGCCTATGCCCGCGAGGCAATATCGCTGGCAGCTGCGACCGAAGAGCACGGGGCCAGGCTGTTCAGCAATGGTGCGGTGACGTCCGGTGTGTTGCGTACTGAACAGACGCTGTCGGATCAGGCTTATGAGCGCCTGAAGAAAGATTTTGAGGAGCGTCACACCGGGCTTGGTAATGCTCACCGCCCGATGATCCTTGAGATGGGGCTGGACTGGAAGTCGATGGCGCTGAACGCCGAGGACAGCCAGTTCCTGGAAACCCGCAAGTTTCAGCTTGAAGAAATCTGTCGTTTGTTCCGGGTGCCGTTGCACATGGTACAGAACACCGATCGCGCCACCTTCAACAATATCGAAGAACTGGGGCTCGGATTTATCAACTATTCACTGGTGCCGTATCTGACCCGCATCGAACAGCGGATCAACACCGGACTGGTACGAAAAAGTAAGCAGGGCGTTTATTACGCCAAATTTAACGCCGGGGCGTTACTGCGCGGGGATATGAAGTCCCGTTTTGAAGCCTACGCCACCGGGATTAACTGGGGAATTTACTCTCCCAATGACTGCCGTGACCTGGAAGATATGAATCCGCGTCCCGGTGGTGATGTCTATCTCACACCGATGAACATGACCACGAAACCCTCCGATGGCAGTAAAGCCGGTAAGCAGAAGGATAACGCCAATGCAGACGAAACAACGTCTTGATGTACCGCTGAGTCTGAAATCTGTCAGTGACTCCGGTGAGTTTGAAGGATATGGCTCCGTCTTTGGTGTAAAGGACAGTCACGATGATGTGGTGATGTCCGGGGCATTTGCTGCTTCCCTGCGGGCGTGGAGTGACAGAAAAGCGTTGCCTGCGCTGCTCTGGCAGCACCGCATGGATGAGCCCATCGGTGTTTACACCGAAATGAAGGAAGACGATGTCGGGCTTTACGTCAGGGGGCGGTTGCTCATTGATGATGATCCCCTGGCAAAACGCGCACATGCACACATGAAGGCCGGTTCGTTAACCGGCCTTTCTATTGGGTACGTCCTGAAGGACTGGGAATACGACCGGACGAAAGAAGCCTTTCTGCTGAAAGAAATCGACCTCTGGGAAGTCAGTCTGGTGACGTTTCCGTCTAACGACGAGGCGCGGATCAGCGACGTCAAGAACGCGCTGGCCCGCGGGGAAATCCCCGAACAGAAAAAAATCGAAAGAGTCCTGCGTGATGTCGGACTCTCCCGTACCCAGGCCAAAGCATTCATGGCCGGGGGCTATGGCGCACTGTCCCTGCGCGACGCTGAGGATGTGGGCTCTGCACTGAATGCACTGAAAAATCTGAACTTCTAATCAGGAGAAATACGATGGCGGTTGATATTAAAGATGTCGAACAGGTCGCGCAGGAGCTGCAGCAGAAGTTTGACGACTTCAAAGCAAAGAACGACAAGCGCGTGGATGCGATTGAGCAGGAAAAAGGCAAACTTGCCGGGCAGGTGGAAACCCTGAACGGGAAACTCAGCGAGCTGGAAAACCTCAAAAGCGATCTTGAAAAAGAGCTGCTTGAGCTGAAACGTCCGGCAGGTGGTGCGCAAAATAAACTGGCCACCGAGCATAAAGAAGCGTTTGTGGGCTTCCTGCGTAAAGGCCGTGAAGATGGTCTGCGCGATCTGGAGCGCAAGGCATTACAGGTGGGCACCGATGAAGACGGCGGCTATGCCGTGCCGGAAGCACTGGATCGCAACATTCTCACCCTGCTGAAAGATGAAGTGGTGATGCGCCAGGAAGCCACGGTGATCACCGTTGGTGGTTCCGACTACAAAAAACTGGTGAATCTGGGTGGCACGGCTTCCGGATGGGTTGGCGAGACTGACGCGCGCTCCCAGACTGCCACCTCAAAACTGGGCCTGATTGAACCTTTCATGGGGGAAATCTACGGTAACCCGCAGGCCACCCAGAAAATGCTGGATGATGCCTTTTTCAACGTGGAGGCCTGGATCAACAGCGAGCTGGCAACCGAATTTGCCGAACAGGAAGAAATTGCCTTTACCACCGGCGATGGTACCAAGAAGCCGAAAGGGTTCCTGGCGTATGAATCCACTGATGAAACCGATAAGGTCCGGGCGTTCGGCAAACTTCAGCATATTGTATCCGGCGAAGCGACGGCGGTGACCGCAGACGCCATTATCAAACTGATTTACACGCTGCGTAAGGCACACCGCACTGGCGCGAAGTTCATGATGAACAACAACAGCCTGTTTGCCATCCGTCTGCTTAAAGACAGCGAGGGTAACTATCTGTGGCGTCCGGGGCTGGAACTGGGGCAGCCGTCCTCTCTGGCGGGTTACGGTATCGCTGAAAACGAACAGATGCCGGATATCGCCGCTGATGCGAAAGCCATTGCATTTGGTAACTTCAAACGGGGTTACACCATCGTTGACCGTATCGGCACCCGCATTCTGCGTGACCCGTACACCAATAAACCGTTTGTCGGTTTTTATACCACCAAGCGCACCGGCGGGATGCTGGTCGATTCGCAGGCCATCAAACTGCTGAAGATTGCAGCGGCGTAATCACTCAGGGGCGCGGAACCGCGCCCCTGTTCTGACGGGTGAAGAATCATGATCCTGAAACAAGATCTGAAATGGTCACCGGACGGTATGAGTGTTGAGATCATTCGGGCCGGTGAGTATGAAGATAAAGAATTACCCGAACGGGTACGCGAAATTGCCACTGCAGCTGGGATTGTCTCTGATAAGAGAACACCTGTTGCGCGGGGGGCTGATAAGTCTAAAAAACAGCATTCATAGAGGTTGCCCAAATGATGCCCACTCTGGAAGAGCTTCGTGTTCAGTGCCGGATTGATGATGACAATGAACAGGAGAATTCTCTTCTTATGATGTATCTGGATGCTGCCAGGGAAGAGGCTGAAAAGTTTTTAAACCGAACGCTTTACGATGAAACTGTTTCTGAGCAGGATACGACCGGGCTTGTAATAACACCTCTGATAAAACTGCGTCTTATGCAACTGGTTGGCTACTGGTACGAGAACAGGGAAATGCAGGATGCAGTGCCTGATTTTTTCTATACCGGACTGCGGATGTATCGGCTTCATCCCGGAACATAGGAGGATTCATGCAGGCAGGAAGATTACGTGATCGTGTGGTTATTCTGAATGCCACCACCGTTCGGTCTCCGTCAGGGCACCCTGTGGAAACAATGACGGAGGGGGCAACCATATGGGCAGAAGTTAAGGGAATCAGTGGCAGGGAGAGAATATCCGGAGGTGCAGAAACTGCTCAGGCTACAGTGAAGGTCTGGATGAGATTCCGGCGAGATGTGACAGCAACTTCATGTCTGAAAGTGCTGACTGGTGCATTCAAAGGCGCGATTCTGAGTATAGACGGTCCGCCGATACCGGATGCCCGTGCCACACGGCTTGAGATACTCTGTTCTCAGAAGGGGAATGTGTGATGGATTTCAGTCTTGATTTTTCAGGTCTGGCGGATATTGCACGGGATCTGGAGACGCTCAGCAGGGCAGAAAACAATAAGGTACTGCGCGATGCCACCCGTGCCGGTGCTGAAGTTATGCGGGATGCAGTTGTTGAACGTGCGCCGGAGCGAACCGGGAAACTGAAGAAAAATGTGGTTGTTCTCACTCAGCGTTCAAAGCGTCGGGGGGAAATTATCTCGGGTGTCCACATTCGTGGACGGAACCTGCGAACCGGAAACAGTGATAACAGCATGAAAGCCAGTGATCCCCGAAATGCGTTTTACTGGCGCTTTGTGGAGCTGGGAACGGTAAACATGCCCGCGCATCCGTTCATTCGCCCGGCTTTCGATACGACAGAGGAACTGGCAGCACAGATTGCCATACAGCGAATGAATCAGGCTATTGATGAGGTCTTAAGTAAATGAGAGAGACCACACTGTATTCCCTGCTGTCTCAACTGGCCGGAGGACAGGTTTATCCTTATGTGGTCCCGCTGACGGAGGGAAAGCCTGCGGTATCTCCGCCATGGCTGGTATTTTCTGTGGTGTCTGACACTGCGTCTGATGTGCTTGATGGTCAGGCTGAATCCAGAATTACCGTGCAGATCGATGTCTGGGCAACAGTACCTGATGACGCAGATGATATCCGTGAGCAGGCGCTTGATGCGGTAAGAAAACTGGCACCCTCCGTTATTTCTAAAACGCAGGGTTATGATCCTGACTCCCGTCTGAGCAGAGCCACGCTTGAATTCCAGGTAATAGCCTGAGGTCATTAATGATTTTACCCACCCGCCGCTGGCGGGTTTTTTTATTTTCAGGAGACGAGTATGTCCTCTAATTTTGAGCGTTCGCAACTGACGAAAATTATGATTTCGTCTGCACCGGTAACAGCAGAAACCCTGGATTCTGCCAGCTATCTTGGCCTGAGCTGTACAATCAAAGAGGTGCAGTTTACCGCAGGACAAAAGCAGGATATTGATGTCACCACGCTGTGTTCTGTTGAGCAGGAAAATATTAACGGTCTTGGTGCCGCGTCAGAGATTTCCATGTCAGGCAACTTTTACCTCAATGCTGCCCAGAACGCGTTGCGCAGTGCCTATGACAATGACACCACGTATGGCTTTAAAGTTATTTTTCCGTCAGGCAACGGATTTACCTTTATGGCAGAGGTGCGTCAGCATACCTGGTCTGCAGGAACCAATGGTGTTGTGGCTGCAACGTTTTCCCTGCGTCTGAAAGGTAAACCTGTGCTGACGACAGTTCCGCTGAAAGTGAAGGTTGATTTAAACAGCACGCTGCAGGTTGCTTCCGGTTCGAAACTCGAAATGGTGGTTGAGGCTGCCGGTGGTGTGCCGCCTTATTCTTATGTCTGGAAGAAAGGTGGTTCTCCTGTTTCCGGACAGACGGCGGCAACGTTCAGTAAGGCATCAGCAGCATCCGGTGATGCCGGTGCGTATACCTGCGAGATTTCTGATTCAGCAAGCCCGGTTAACAAGGTGACCTCCACTTCCTGCACTGTTACCGTCAGTTAATGAGGATAGATGTGATGACTAAAAATATCCGTAATCTGGCACTGGCAACGATGTCGGGGTTTCGCCATAAAACTGTTGATGTGCCTGAATGGGAAGGGGCAACGGTTGTATTACGGGAACCTTCTGCAGAAGCCTGGTTGCGCTGGCAGGAGATCGTTAAAGCAAAAGATGATGAGACACCGTTATCCGTTGCTGAGCGCGCCCGCCGAAATCTGGAGGCAGATGTTGAACTGTTCATTGATGTTCTGTGTGATACCGGACTGCAACCTGTATTTTCAGAGGATGATCGTGAACAGGTGATTGCCGTGTATGGCCCGGTGCATGCGCGGCTTCTTCGGCAGTCTCTGGAACTGATCAGTGATGCCGGCGAGGTTAAAAAAAAGTAGCGCTTCCGGGGATGCGTTTTCTGATGATGCTGGCGCTCAGGATGGGGCGCACATTGTCAGAGTTACGCAGGGAAATGTCCGCATCAGAAATCATGATGTGGGCAGAATTTGACAGGTTCAGCCCGCTGGGTGACGAGCGGGCTGATATCCGGGCTGCCCAGATAGTTTCTGCGGTTTACGGTGCACAGGGTGTCAAAGTACCACTGAATGATGCGCTTCTTCAGTGGGGACAAGAGCAGACAGAAGGCGTATCAGATCCATTTGCCGGACTGGAAAACGCGCTTTTAATAGTGTCTCAGTGAGTCAATATAACCGCTTCGGCGGTTTTTTTCGTCCGGAGAATGAGTGTGGCGACACTACGTGAACTGATTATTAAAATCTCGGCAAATTCCCGGTCATTCCAGTCAGAGATCTCCCGGGCTTCGCGTATGGGGCAGGATTACTACTGTACCATGCAGAACGGGGGCCGGCAGTCCGCTGCTGCATCCCGTGAAATGCGGCGTGCACTGGCAGAAGTGACGGATCAGATAAATACAGCTAAATCTTCGGCACTGAATATGGCGGGGGCATTTGCCGGGGCTTTTGCTACCGGTCATCTTATTTCTCTCGCCGATGAGTGGAATTCAGTAAATGCCCGTCTGAAGCAGGCCTCACAGTCCAGTGATGATTTTCAGGCATCACAGCGTGAATTAATGGCGATCAGCCAGAGAACGGGGACGGCGTTTTCTGATAACGCCAGCCTTTTTGCCCGTTCTGCAGCTTCCATGCGGGAGTATGGTTACAGTTCTGAGGAGGTACTGAAAGTCACCGAGGCGATCTCCACGGGCCTGAAATTATCCGGTGCCAGTACAGCAGAAGCCAGTTCGGTGATCACGCAGTTCAGTCAGGCACTGGCGCAGGGAGTGCTGCGCGGTGAAGAGTTTAACTCGGTGAATGAGAACGGCGATCGTGTTATTCGTGCGCTGGCTGCGGGAATGGGGGTTGCCCGTAAGGATCTGAAGGCCATGGCGGATAACGGAAAGTTGACCGCCGATAAGGTTGTTCCTGCACTGATTAGTCAGCTTGGGGCATTACGTGATGAATATGCGGCAATGCCTGATACGGTTTCATCCTCTGCAACCAAAGTTGAAAACGCCTTTATGGCCTGGGTCGGTGGTGCGAACGAGGCAAGCGGAGTGACGAAGACGCTCTCCGGTGTGCTGAATGGTATTGCAGGCAATATTGACACCGTGGCAACCGCTGCCGGTGCTCTGGTTGCCGTCGGGGTAGCCCGATATTTTGGCAATATGGCGTCGTCTGCTGGATCTGCAACTGCTGGATTAATTACTGCAGCCAGAAACGAAGTGGCTCTTGCTGAAGTGCAACTTCGGGGGACACAGATAGCAACCGCCAGGGCGCGTGCGGCGGTTTATCGTGCGCAACAGGCGGTTGTTGCTGCTCGCGGTACCGAAAGGCAGGCCGCAGCAGAAGCGAAGCTGACAGCTGCCCAGGCGTCACTTACCCGTAATATTGCGGCCAGAACAGCGGCACAGACAACGCTGAATAATGTTACGTCAGTGGGGAGTCGTTTATTAAGTGGCGCGCTGGGGCTGGTTGGTGGTGTGCCGGGACTCGTCATGCTGGGGGCTGCGGCCTGGTACACGATGTATCAGAATCAGGAGCAGGCCAGAGAATCTGCACGCCAGTATGCCGCAACAATCGACGAAATTCGCCAGAAAGCGTCGGCAATGTCGCTTCCTGAAGCGTCAGATAATGAGGAAAAGACGCGACAGGCACTGAAGGAGCAGAACAGGTTAATTGACGAGCAGAAAAGTAAGATTAAATCCTTACAGGAAAAAATTGCTGGCTATCAGTATGTGCTGGCAAATCCGGGCTGGACAACCGATAACGGTTTTATGATTAACCACATGACGTCGGTAAAAACTGTCACAGAAGGGCTTGCAGAAGCAACAAATCAACTGGCAGTTGAACAGTCTCGCCTCACTCAAATGCAGGGTAAAGCGCAATCCATTCAGGATGTGCTTGCCGGGCTGGAGGAGCGACGGGTGGCGTTGATCCGTCAACAGGCGGCGGAACAAAACAAAGCGTATCAGTCCCTGTTGATCATGAATGGGCAGCATACCGAGTTTAATCGCCTTCTTGGGCTTGGTAATGAATTACTTCAACAGCGACAGGGGCTGGTGAATGTACCGTTACGGCTACCACAGGCAACCCTGGATGATAAACAGCAGACCGCACTGAATAACAGCAAGCGCGAACTGGCTCTGTCCCGCCTTAAGGGGGAAGCGCGTGAGCGTGCCCGACTGGGCTATGCTGCGGATGATCTCGGCTTTGTGGGAGAGGCGTATCAGACAGCCAGACAGAATTATATCAATAACTCACTGGATGCCTGGCGAAATAACCAGGCAAATAAACCCAAAGCGCATAAAAAGACCGAAGCGGAAAAAACAGAAGATATTTATAAACGGCTGATTAAACAGCAAAAAGAACAGATAGCACTGGCAGGGCAGAATACTGAACTGGCTAAGATGAAATATCAGGTCAGTCAGGGCGAATTATCAACCCTGTCAGAAGCGCAGAAAAAAACGCTTTTGCAGAATGCAGCACTCATCGACCAGAGAAAGATTCGTGAGCAGCTTGCTGCGTATGAGAGCAGTCTGGCGGACAGTAATGCCAGTGCCCGGGCATCTGACGACGCGCAGTTGCTGGGATATGGTGAAGGCTCACGGATGCGTGAACGACTCCAGGAAATGTGGAGTATCCGGCAGACGTTTGAGCAGAAAAATAACGAGCTGCTGAGACAGTATCAGGCCGGAGAAATTGAAGAAGCCCTGTGGAAACAGGAGAAAGAACTGAATAAAAAATATCTGGAAGAGCGTCTCAGCGATCAGCAGGATTATTATGCAAAGGCCGATGCTTTACGTAATAACTGGAATGCCGGACTCCAGGAGGGACTGACCAACTGGGCAGACAGTGCCACCGATTATGCTTCACAGGCGGCAGATGCTGTCGTTTCCACGATGGACGGGCTGGTATCAAATATTTCCGATGCACTGGCCGGGAATGTTGTGGAGTGGAGGAACTGGGGGTGTTCAGTTCTCCGGGAAGTTTCAAAAATTCTTATGAATGCGGCCATTGTTAACGGACTGAAGTCACTCTCCGGTGCCGGAGGGTGGCTTGGTACGGTCGGCGGATGGATTTCGGGGGCGGTGGCAAACGCAAAAGGTGGTGTTTACACATCGGCAAATCTGAGTGCTTACAGTAACACTATTGTGGATACACCGACGTATTTTGCTTTTGCGAAAGGTGCCGGGCTGATGGGCGAGGCCGGGCCTGAAGCAATCATGCCACTGACACGGGCAGCGGACGGCTCTCTTGGGGTCAGAGCCATTGGCAATGTGAATGGTGGCGGTGGATTTGTTTATTCTCCCGTGTATCACATCAGTATTCAGAATCAAGGGAGCAATGGCGAGATAGATGCGCGATCAGCCAGGGGGCTGGTGGATCTGATCGACAGCAGGGTTGTGTCAATTATGCAGTCATCGCGTCGGGATGGAGGATTATACAGTGCCTGAGCCTGAAGTTTTTAACTGGATCCCCCGTGAGGGGATGGAGACGACACGAAAGCCATCAGTTATTACGGTAAAGTTTGGTGACGGATATGAACAGCGACGGGCTGGTGGTCTGAATGCGGATCTGAAAACGTTTAAACCGGTATTTCGTGTCACAGATGAATATTCCCGTGCCGCGCTGGACAGTTTTTTATCCCGTCATGCCGGGATTCGTGCTTTTTTGTGGCGTCTGCCAAAACACAACAGGACTGTCCGGGTTGTCTGCAGGGAGTGGAGCATTTCGGATAATGCCATGTATACCGATTTTAACTGCACCTTTGAAGAGGTCACTCACTGATGCAGGATATACAGCAGGAAACACTCAATGAGTGCACTAAAACGGAGCAATCCGCGCTGGTCGTGCTCTGGGAAATTGATTTGACAGAGGTCGGCGGAGATCGTTATTTCTTCTGTAATGAGCAGAACGAAAAAGGTGAGCCGGTCACATGGCAGGGGCGACAGTATCAGGCGTACCCTATTCAGGGGAGCGGCTTTGAGATGAACGGCAAGGGAGCCAGTGCAAGGCCAACGCTGAAAGTCTCTAATCTGCACGGCATGGTAACCGGGATGGCCGAAGATCTGCAGAGTCTGGTCGGCGGAACGGTGGTCCGGCGTAAGGTTTACGCCCGTTTTCTGGATGCGGTGAACTTCGTCAACGGAAACAGTGACGCCGATCCGGAGCAGGAGGTGATCAGCCGCTGGCGCATCGAGCAGTGCAGCGAACTGAGCGCGGTCAGTGCTTCCTTTGTACTGTCCACGCCGACGGAAACGGATGGCGCTGTTTTTCCGGGACGTATCATGCTGGCCAACACCTGCACCTGGACCTATCGCGGCGATGAGTGCGGTTATCACGGTCCGGCGGTCGCGGATGAATATGATCAGCCGACGTCCGATATCACGAAGGATAAGTGCAGCAAATGCCTGAGCGGTTGTAAGTTTCGCAATAACCTCGGCAACTTTGGCGGTTACCTTTCCATTAACAAACTTTCGCAGTAAATCCATGACAGAAACTGAATCAGCGATTCTGGCGCACGCCCGGCGATGTGCGCCAGCGGAGTCGTGCGGCTTCGTGGTGAGAACGCCGGAGGGGGAAAGATATTTTCCCTGCGTGAATATCTCCGGTGAGCCGGAGGCGTATTTCCGGATGTCGCCGGAGGACTGGCTGAGTGCAGAAATGCAGGGTGAGATTGTGGCGCTGGTTCACAGTCACCCCGGTGGTCTTCCCTGGCTGAGTGAGGCCGACAGGCGGCTGCAGGTGCAGAGTGATTTTCCGTGGTGGCTGGTCTGCCGGGGGACGATTCATAAGTTCCGCGGTGTGCCGCATCTCACCGGGCGGCGCTTTGAGCACGGGGTGACGGACTGTTACACGCTGTTCCGGGACGCTTACCATCTGGCGGGGATTGAGATGCCGGATTTTCATCGCGGGGATGACTGGTGGCGTCACGGTCAGAATCTCTATCTGGATAATCTGGAGGCCACAGGGCTGTATCAGGTGCCGTTGTCAGCGGCGCAGCCGGGCGATGTGCTGCTGTGCTGTTTTGGTTCATCGGTGCCGAATCATGCCGCCATTTACTGTGGTGACGGCGAGCTGCTGCACCATATTCCTGAACAACTGAGCAAACGAGAGAGGTATACCGACAAATGGCAGCGACGCACACACTCCCTCTGGCGTCACCGGGCATGGCACGCATCTGCCTTTACGGGGATTTACAACGATTTGGCCGCCGCATCGACCTTCGTGTGAAAACGGGGGCTGAAGCCATCCGGGCACTGGCCACACAGCTCCCGGCGTTTCGTCAGAAACTGAGCGACGGCTGGTATCAGGTACGCATTGCCGGGCATGATGCCGGTGAAACAGAATTATCAGCCCGTCTTAATGAACCGCTGGCGAATGGTGCCGTGATCCACATCGTGCCGCGTCTGGCTGGGGCTAAAAGTGGCGGAGTGTTTCAGGCTGTGCTGGGCGCTGCTGTTATGGCGGTTGCTATATGGATGCCGGGGGTAGGAATTATGGCGAGCAATCTGCTGTTTTCTCTCGGTGCCAGTATGACGCTTGGCGGTGTTGCACAGATGCTGGCCCCTAAACCCAGAACCCCCCGTACACAGACAACGGATAACGGCAAACAGAATACGTATTTCTCCTCACTGGATAACATGGTTGCCCAGGGCAATGTTCTGCCCGTTCTGTACGGTGAAATGCGCGTGGGGTCGCGGGTGGTTTCTCAGGAGATCAGCACGGCAGACGAAGGGGATGGTGGTCAGGTTGTGGTGATTGGTCGCTGATACAACATGTTTTATGTGAAACCGCCTGCGGGCGGTTTTGTCGTTTATGGAGCATGACGAATGGGTAAAGGCAGCAGTAAGGGGCATACCCCGCGAGAAGCGAAGGACAATCTGAAATCCACGCAGTTGCTGAGTGTGATTGATGCCATCAGCGAAGGGCCGATAGAAGGTCCGGTGGAGGGATTAAAAAGCGTGCTGCTGAACAGCACGCCGGTGCTGGACAGTGAGGGGAATACCAACATCTCCGGTGTCACGGTGGTGTTCCGTGCCGGTGAGCAGGAGCAGATACCGCCGGAGGGGTTTGAATCCTCCGGCTCCGAGACGGTGCTGGGTACGGAAGTGAAATATGACACGCCGATCACCCGGACCATCACGTCGGCAAACATTGACCGTCTGCGTTTTACTTTCGGCGTGCAGGCACTGGTGGAAACCACCTCAAAAGGGGACCGGAATCCGTCGGAAGTTCGCCTGCTGGTTCAGATACAGCGTAACGGTGGCTGGGTGACGGAAAAAGACATCACCATTAAGGGCAAAACAACTTCACAGTATCTGGCCTCGGTGGTGGTGGATAACCTGCCGCCGCGCCCGTTTAATATCCGGATGCGCAGAATGACGCCGGACAGCACCACAGACCAGCTGCAGAACAAAACGCTCTGGTCGTCATACACCGAAATCATCGATGTGAAACAGTGCTACCCGAACACGGCACTGGTCGGCGTACAGGTGGATTCGGAGCAGTTCGGCAGCCAGCAGGTGAGCCGTAATTATCATCTGCGCGGGCGTATTCTGCAGGTGCCGTCGAACTATAACCCGCAGACGCGGCAATACAGCGGTATCTGGGACGGAACGTTTAAGCCAGCATACAGCAACAACATGGCCTGGTGTCTGTGGGATATGCTGACCCATCCACGCTACGGCATGGGGAAACGTCTTGGTGCGGCGGATGTGGACAAATGGGCGCTGTATGTCATCGGCCAGTACTGCGACCAGTCGGTGCCGGACGGCTTTGGCGGCACGGAGCCGCGCATCGCCTGTAATGCGTACCTGACCACACAGCGCAAGGCGTGGGATGTGCTC